GATTTATATAGTGGAGATATAAATTTTAAATCTGACTTATCACTATCAAGGTCAAGTTTTAAAATACATAGGCAATATGAATAAGAAAACTAATCTAAACATATCTTAAATGTGGCAAACATTCATAATTTTGTATTTATCTTATCTCATACTCGGACCACACTGGGAAACCCGACTCATCAAAGGTGAAAAACTTAGAATTGTTGAAAGTTTAACAGAGTTTGGAAGAAGATCCATCTTCATCTCCTATGTGGCACTCCTCTTTGTTGCGTGGTTCCTTTACAAACCCAGTATGACAAGTTTTGTAGGTGCTCTCTCCATGACAGGTGCAGCGACATCTGGATTCTATCTCAAATACGGAAGAGAGACAATTCCTATGCACCTCCTACTCGTGATGTTTGTCATTTATAGAGGCATGAAGTTTATGAATACACAATTATGGTTAACCCTAGCCCTTCTCACATTTTACACGTTCACCCACGAAAAATTATATATCGGCTAAAAGTAGAATGAAAGTTCATATAGTAGGAGCTGGACCAACTGGGATGTCCCTTGCTTGGGAGATACTCAGGTCAGGTGACCACGATATCACAATCTATGACAGAAAGACTTCAGCGGGTGGTTCTTGGTGGGAACCCACTAAAGAAGTTCGGGATCTTCACGCACATCGTATAGTGTTTGATAAGGCGTTTGTCAATACCCAAAGTCTTTTTAGAGAGATGGGAATCAAGTGGGACGATATTTTTGAACCCGTTCAAAAAGATATTTATGGATTTATGTTCCGATCCTTGTCTTTGAAAGACTATGGAACCCTAACATCCCTAGCTGCTAGGGTACTTACTAAATCTGAAAAGTACAAGGCCACGTCCCTCAAAGAAGCCCTCGGACCACTGAGTGAGAATGGACAGCGTCTATTGGAGCACCTCCCCCTCATCATGGATGGTGTGACTTGGGATGTCATGTCTGCTTGGGAGTTTGTGAAAAGTTTTGACCATGTAGCCCTCTCTAAACAATGTACCCAAAAGGTGTCTGGCAAAGTGATGTGTGATGCGATGCAAAAAGCCCTCGAAGATGTTGGTGTCGAGTTTGAATTTGAGAAAGAACTCAAACATGTTGAATACTTTGAGGATGGATATACAGCTGAATTCTCCGACAGAACCAAAATTGGTGATGGAATGTTATTTTTGTGTTTGGACAACAGTCCAGCCATCAAACTATTGGGTGATAATTGGGGACCAGACGCGGAGAAGAAAGTTCGTGATAGTACCTATGGTTGCATAAATGTTCTTCTAGACTTTGATGAACCTGTTGAACTTGGAGATGATTTAGAAATTGCCGCCACGACAAAATTGAATCTTCAACCAGTTGTTCTTTCAAATGAAAAAACTATATCATGTGTCATTTGTGACCTAACTGAAGACATTCTCACGACACCACCAGAAGAATTGAGAACTTTGGTTTTAGGTGAATTAGATGTACCCCTACCCAAAGAGATTCGTTTTGGATGGGGTGCTGAATGGGATGGGGAGAGATGGCAATTCTCCCAATCTTCGGGGGTCCTGAGCCTTCATGGTCAACTCCCATTTTTTGGTGAATGCCCTAACGTCGCAATGTGTGGTATGATGTCACCAAGAAATACCCCATACTCAAGTATTGAGGCAGCAGTTGAAGTCTCACGATCGCTCAGCCACAAATGCTTTGGAACTCGGGAACCTCTAAATCCCCTCCTTATTACACAAGTTGTATCCATGACACTTTTAGTGCTTATAGTTTTAATTCTCATATATCGTAACAGAAACACATGAAGTTTCTAGCAAAAGTACATACACCCATGTATGACCATAACGATAAGAAATACATACGTTTGGTCATTCCTGAAAATTGTGCTGAAATTGTGAAACGCGCGCATCTCAATAAAGCGTGGTTGGTAAAAAATCAACACTTAGATGACCCCCTAGATGGTAGGATTCTCACAGTGAAGGTTCCATTCCGATATAGGAGAGTGATATGTGAGGTTAGGGGTAAACCTATTCAATCTCTTATAAAGGATGATGAAGTTGAAGTTCAAGTGGACTTCAAAGGTGTTTGGAATGTTGGTAATTATTCTGGATTTTCGTGGAAACTAAATGAAATCATCTCAAGTGATGAAATTCCTTAACCCAATTTGGATTTGGTGGTTTGGAATTGTGTTGATGAGAATGTGGTTGCACAATTTCCCCTTCTTCAGGTTCTTCCATTTTGTTTTGGTGAGATGTTTCACATTGTTTATCTCCTTTGTTTACACTGATTGTTTCAAGACCAGCTTCCTGAAAACCTTTAAAGGTGATCCAACACCCTTCAAGACGAAGAAGTTCCTCCTTAATTTCAACCCTTCTCTTTTCAATTTCTTCTAGTTCGATCTTGAATTTGTCTTCAGCACTTCTTATTCTTTCTAGGTTCTCTCTAACGCTAATCGTAGACATTTAGTTATATAAAGTTACTAATCTTTAATATATTAAATGCTGACGCGAACCGGTTTTCTAATAACTGAGGGACCAATCCAAGAAATTAAAAAGGAACTTACGGTAAGACCACAGGTCAACGGAGACTATGGATTTCCTCCACCACCTTTTAAAGTTTTCAGAGCAGCTAAGAATGGAGTCTGTGTTCCAAGATTCTACGGAACTTCTAAACTTGGAGATCCCAAGGAGGACCGACGCCCCCAACCAGCTCGTTCCGGGGCCAAATTCGTCGGACAACTCAGAGATGCAACCCACCAAAATGAAGCATTGGCAGCAGCAATTGAAGCAGGTCACGGTGTCTTGTCTCTACCATGTGGGTATGGCAAAACGACGGTATCCTTGGCCATAGCCTGTAAGTTGGGATACCGTACAATGATTGTCGTTCACAAACAATTCCTCGCCGACCAATGGCGGGAGCGCATTCAACAATTTTGTCCGGGTGCTACGATTGGTATCGTCCAACAGGATAAAAAAGAAATTGAGTGTGATTTTGTGATTGCTATGCTCCAATCACTCTCATTAAAGGAGTATTCTTTCAGTGATTTTGATTCTATAGGAACACTCATCGTTGATGAAGCCCATCATATATGTGCCAAGGTGTTTTCACAGTCCCTTTTTAAAATGTGTCCCAAGCACATTTATGGCCTTTCGGCAACCCCGGAACGTAAGGATGGCCTCACAAAAGTGCTTCATTGGTTTATGGGTCCAACATTTTTTGCAGTTGAGAGAAAGAACCAGGAACAAGTTGAGGTATTCCCAATTACATACGAATCCTTCAATTATAGGAACCCACCACCTTCCACAAGATTTGGAAAAGTTTCAATGCCTAATATGATCACAGAAGTTGTTGAAGACAGGAAAAGAAATCAAATGCTTGTTGAACTCGTGAAGAAAGCTTCAGCAGGTACAAGACAACTTCTAGTCCTAAGTGATCGTAGACAACACTGTGAGATGCTCCACCAATGTTTTCCAAAAACGTCAGGTCTCTACATGGGTGGTATGAAAGAGGCTGACCTTCAAGCATCTTCAAAGAAGAAGATTATTTTTGCAACGTTCTCACAAGCCCATGAAGGCCTAGATATCCCAACTCTAGATACAGTTATTCTTGCTTCACCCAAATCAGATATAACCCAAAGTATTGGGCGTATCATGAGAGAGACGAAGGGTAAGAAGAACAACCCACACATCTATGACATTCACGATCCATGGTCTCTCTTTACAGCTATGTACTACAAGAGAATGAAGGTGTATCGTCAAGGTGGTTTCAAAATACATGGTAAACCCATGGAGGAAAATAAACAGGACTTCCCTCAGGGAAAGTGTCTGTTTTTATAATCTAAACAATAATTAAATGTCTGGTGCATTAATACAACTCGTGTCCAGAGGTGTGCAAGACGTATATCTCAATAGCGATGAGGGACATTCTTTCTTTCGTATGAAGTTTACAAGGCACACAAATTTTTCTCAAGCCCCAAAATTCATTAAAACTGTTACCGATAAAGACCCTGTGTTTACTGTCCCAGTATTAGGTGATCTTGTGAACTGTTTATGGTTTGAGGGCGCTGACAAAAACTCTAATGTTTCTTCAAATCTTCTTTACAATTCTACGATCGATCTTTATGTGGGGGGACAAAAAATAGACTCACAACACTATGATTACTATGCCGATATTTGGCCAAACTATCTCGCAGATTCGTGGACTAAATCTCAAGAACTCACCAACAAGACGAGCATTTCTCATAGAAACTTTCAGCCAATGCATTTTTTCTTTTGTGACCACGGAGCATTTTTACCTCTAGTATCACTCGCCCATCACCAGGTTGAAGTTAAAATTAATTTAGATGAAAGTAGTTTAAGTGGCTATAGTGATTCTCAAAAAAGAATTAATGTGTATGCAAACTACATCTATTTAGACAAAGATGAAAGGGAGTCTATGGTCAAACGACAAATGGATTTTGTTATAACACAAACACAAAAAATGGATTATCCAGTTTCTAACGTATTTAATAATGAAACAGAATCTGGTGGTTACAACGATCTAGATCTATCCCATTTCAATCATCCAGTAAAGTCTATATTCTTTGGATACAGTGCAACCAATGTTGATCCCACAAATGATCGTTTTACATTTAAAAATGCAGATATTCACATCAATGGAACACCTCTACTCGAAAATATGACTCCCACTTACTTCCACACAGTTCAAAATTATTACAAGTCTAAATATGGTGTATCGGATTATAGGGTTGATACCGAAGATCTTATGTATACGAGATACTTTGCATATCACTTTGGTCTAAATGCATCAGACTATAACCCTTCAGGTAGTTGCAATTTTAGTAGACTCGATAATGCTAAACTCATATTGAGAGGTGTAGAAAAGGGTGTGCTTAGGGCAGACCAAACAGATGTCAACGTATTTGCTGTAAACTACAATGTCCTCAGGATCAAGGACGGTCTTGCTGGAATTTTATTCGGTAACTAAAGTATAAATGGGTAGAACAGCTAGGTTCGAACAGATCTATGTTGCAAGTCTAGAAGCAGAACCCGTTGAGAATGAAACTCTTACAGGAGTTAACAGTATTCTAACTAGAGAGATTGAGGCAAATGAGATTAAACTCGTTGTAGAAAATGATATTAAGGGTCGTTTAGCTCTAGCGAATACCATACCAACTAAACAGTTTTCAGTAGGTGAGAAACTTTTCATTGATAAAGACGATACCATCGTTTTTGATCTTCAAGCTCGTGGTAAAGCCTCTCGCTTTTTCGTTGATAATCAGCTTTCTGTGGGTACAACTAACCCTACAAAAGCGTTTCAAGTGAATGATGGTGATACTAGAAAGGTTGACATTGATTTAACTGGTCGTGATCTTATGACGGTAAGTGGAAACCTTGTGGCTACAAATGTGATCGTCAACGACAAACTTACTTTTGGATCAAATCTCATAGTTGATGGTTTGTCATCCAATATTATCACGGTGAATGGTGGTATGAAGACATCAAATTTGAGTGTTGGGTCTAATGTTATCATATCCGATATAGGTAGCGGTAGTGCCGAGTATCCCAATAATGTAGCTGTGATAACTGGTAATGTAACCGTTGATGGAGGTATGTATATTTATGGAAATACAAGGATGTATGGTAATCTTTTTGTGGCTGAGCAAGCAACGTATCAACGTATCGTAAATCTAGTCATCTCCGATACAACCATTGTATTTGGTGAAGGTAATGATGGTAGCAATGAACCAATGCTTTTACTTACACATGACGAAGACGAATCAAACATTGCATTTGGTTTCAGAACTGGTGACAGAGGTAAAGAAATGGCACTGTTCAGAACTGAAGGTGGACCACTTGACACAACATTTGTAATAGATGATTCTGTATCCACAAATCTTCACGTGTTTGGTGATATTTATACTTCAAATGCAGTGGGTGTAGCTAATATATTTCCTACCCACGACCTTTGTGTGGGCTCCAACCTCTTCGTTGAAGATACAGGTTCCAATATTTTGGAAGTTACTGGAAACACTTTCACGGAAAATTTAAAAGTTGGTTCAAATGTTACAGTTGGTAATAATATAATTGTAATAGATCCAACTAATAAAGACGTTGCTATAATCAGTGGTAACGTGAAAGTAGATGGTTTACGCACTACGGGTACAAAAACTTCCGGTATATCTAATGTGGTACCCACCGATACCCTATCAATTGGAACAAAGATATACGCCAACCTAACAGCTGCAAACACTCTCACGATTTTTGGTAACACCGTGACAACAAATCTAATTACACAATCTATTAGTTCAACTTCTAACATAACAGTTCACGCTGACAGATATGGTGGTGATAGTCTTGTAAATCCACTTGTTCTCAAAGCTGGACCAACTTCTTCAAATGTGAGCTCCATTGAGATATATGGCGCAAGTACATCCAACACTCATCAAAACATTAGATTCAAAACTAGAAATCATGAGAAGATGAGAATCACTTCAAATGGTCAAATTGGTATAAATACAACAAATCCAACACAAAAACTTACTGTGAATGGGAACGCTTTTGTTATGGGTAGTAACGTGATTATGTTTGGAAACTTATGGGGGACAACTTCTAACACTTCTATGCAGATATTCTCAACTCCTAACGCAGGTGAAAATAAAGTTGAAAACATAGTTGGTTCGGGTAAGGGTCTCAACTTTTACGCCAGTACTACAGCCATAATGGGTACACCAAAACTTACTATATTGGAATCTTCAAATGTAGGTATAGGCACTCAAACTCCTCAAAGTACTTTCCATGTAAATGGTTTAACATCATTTATAAACAATCCCGTAACTAAAATTAATGGCTATAATCACTTAGGTATACCTTTAGTGGTGAGCAATAATCAACCTATCACGAGCACAACAGACTTAACATCTGTATTACATCTGGCTAGAGAGGCGAGTGGAACCGAGCATGCAGCGAGAGCCACTTTTCAATTAGGAAAACACGAAAATACGGCAGGAACTTCAAAAACTAGACTTGATATTGTTATGGGTGATAACGACTACGCGGTGGATACCCGGGTCGTCACAATTTTGAGTTCCGGGAAGGTTGGTATAGGCCACTCACAACCCAGTGCCCACTTAGAAGTTGAATGTGAAGGAATCGCCGATCCCACAGAAAATGGAATACTTGTTCATAACCACAACTCCGGTGATGCCATAATGGCTGCACAAACCGATTTAGCTGACGGTAACGCTTTTAGTTCTTATATGCAGACGGATGGTGCAACATTATCTGGTTGGACGGTTGGTGTATCCGGAACAAATGGTGACTTTAGAATTACACATGACCACGAGAAGGTTAATGATTCTACGGAAATTGCTATATATGTTGATGGATCATCGGGTGATGTGGGTATAGGCACAGATGTTCCACGAGGTGCTCTTGAAGTCAATGGTAATGTGGTGATTGGGCAACAACTCACATTTGGTGGTCTCGCAGGTGATGAGTTTGGTAATACTCACATTATAGAGAGAAGGTATAACACAGATTTTTCAAAGACAGAATTACTTCTCTTCAAAGGGAATGAAGCGTCTTCAGTTGATACGGGTCCAGATAGAATTAGACACATTGCTGGTGAGCACGTGTTCCAGACATATACATCATCCGGGGAAACCTTATATGGTTCAAGTCAAATCCTGGAAGACATGGATGGTCAAACGGACAAACCACTTGTTGTTTGTGATAACGGCCTCGTAGTTGTTGGTGGACAGCGTTCGGACGCGAATTCGCGAGGTGCAAATACCAAACTTGTTGTAAATGGTGATATAGAATTTGCTGGTGGTGGTTCATTCAAGTTAACTGGTTTTGAGTTTTCAACGACAACCGGTGCTTCAAGTCGTAACATTATTAGATCTCTCTTGGATAGTACTGTCCGACGCCCACTAACTTTTGTGCATGAAATTGATGATTCCACAGAATCCGAATTCGCGCGTTTTGATGGGGATGGTAGATTGGGTTTAGGCACAGAATCTCCTTCGTCTAATATTCATGTATATGACACCACACCCGGAAATGTGGATATCATGAGACTTCAGAGTACTGGTAATGATAACCAGACAAACCTTCTTATATATACCAACGATGACGAAGGTGGTTTCGTGAGGGGATTTAGTAATCTAGACAATAAGACAACTGGTCTCTGTCTAGGTGTGGCTAACGTTGAAGCAGGTGGTATCATAACTTGTCTTAACATAATTGACACGAGTAATGTGGGTGTGGGAACCCCAATACCTGGGCGACAGTTTCATGTGGTTGATCATAGAGATCCAACTCTTGGTTTAACGGGTGTTGTGAGATTTGAAAGTGTATCCTCAAATGCTAGTATAGAACTTACAACCACTGGTGGTAACTCTAATATTTACGCAGACACAACGGGTAATGTGTATATACAACCCTCTCAAGTTGGACGACCAACCACAATCATTCAAAGTAATGTTGAAATCGTTGGAGATTTAACAGTAGATGGTATTATTGACTTCAACACGATTGGTATTGGTCTTGGTGCTGGTGTAGCAGCGGCATCAGATCTTGAAGTAAATGGTGGTACCATAGTGGGCTCTGGTGAAGTTTCTAGAAAAACGTACTCTAAAACATTTTCAATTGCTGACGGTCTTGCTAAAGACATTCA